CTGGTCTAAATATAAATTATTAGATAAATACAATAGAAATCTAGGATATTACTCAGATACTCAGACTAATTTATCTAATTTTTTCAAGAGTAATACGATAGACTGGCTTTTAGATAAAAAAAATGATAATATGATAAAAAATTCCATGGCAAAATATATAGATAAAATAAATATCAATAATTACATCAAGAATATAAATATAGATAATACTTCTGGTTTAGTTGAATTATTTGTTTTATGTAAGATATACGATAAACAAGTTATATTATATAATCATGATGATAATATCGATTATATTATAAATAGTAATGATATATATGAATACAAACAAGAACTAGATAAATTAATAAATCTCGTCGATGATATTCATATTAAGATAGTTCAAAAATCTAATACAGACATCCCTCAATTTATAGATGTTTTATATTTTTTGTAAAAATATAATTTTTATAAATATATAATATATGAGTAATATATCATATATTTTTTTTAGTCATCAAGTGAGTATGAAATATTATCACTTTAATACTGATAAATATGGGGCACATAAAGCAGCAGATGAATATCTAGATAAGTTTAACGGTAATTTTGATAAATTTATGGAGATATTATCTGGTGCGTCCAATAAAAAAGTCCCAGTCACTAAAAAAAGTATCGAGATCAGTTCAATTAATGATAATAATATATTTGTATATTTACAGGAATATCTTGATATATTTAAAAAAATTAAAGAAGTTATTAAAGAAGACTCTTTAGTGACCGTAATAGATGATATGATAAATGATTTGAATCAGTTCAAATATTTATTACAATTGAATTAATTGTAATACTGGTGGATATATTATCTCCGGTATAATATATATAATATCAACTAACTATAAGGATGTCTGATAACAGAGTCATAAACAATAACGACCTCCTAAAAGAGTTAATGACTAAACAGTTGAAGAACATACCTTCCGATAAAAAATTACAATATACTGATTTGAAAAGAATATGCAAATATATTAATTCAAGTATCTTTGATGATAATAAGTGTTGTATATGGAATGGATATGTTACTAATGCAAATAATGATGAAAAAGGAACTTATATTAATTTTTATTTTAGGAAGAAAAAAGTAGCTCTACATCGACTGTTATATTGTAATTTTTTTGGTGAGTTAAATGATGATGAGTATCTAAAATTTAGTTGTGATAATAAAGGATCGTGTTGTAATATTAAGCATCTAGGTAAATTTGCTTATCATAAAAAACCATTAGATCAAAATAAACAAGAAAAACATGAAAAAAATATTAAATATAATCAAGTGATTATTACTGAGGCCGATTTAACTCTTAGTTTTGATTAACAATAAATTTATAATATCTAATCATATATTATAAATTGATGGATTTTAAAAATATTATTAAAAAATCATCATCCGAACCACAAGATATAAATAATCCGACAGGGGGATTCCCCCCTTTATTTATATGTAATATCGCGTCTAATGTTAAATTAAAAAAACCAGAAGATATTACTCGACGAGAAGCAGTAGCTAAACAAAATAAATTACTTGTCCCTATATCAAGTATATTACAAAAGAGAAGAGAAGAAAATAAAATAGATACTACTAATTTTGTTCCTCTTTAATTTTTAACTAGTATGATATTTGAATATAGATGCTAGAATATATAATATATAGATGATGATTATGAATTTAACTATCGATAAAGTGAATTTTCCTAATTTAAATTTAATACCATTAATATTGTACTCTTTATTTTCAAATCTATTTTTTTTATCTGCATCTCTATTAATAATAGGCAATATTATTCCATCAAAAAACTCATTGGTCAAATCATTTAATTTATAACTAAATATAGCCGCGACTGCAGTAGTTATTACACTATATTCTTTTAAAAAATTAATAAATTCTGCATTCTTTTTATCACACTCTGTTACGGATTGAATATTTTTAGGAGATAACATATTTATATAATTTATATATAAATTATATAGATAAAATCTAAGATGGATTACAAGGAGATTATTAAATTATCTTTAGATGATTTTGATAATAAATATCTAGATCATAAAAAACATAAAGATTACAAAAATAAAGATTTAATCGCTATTGTGAATGATGGTATCTGGCAATGGGCGTGGAGTTTAACTGATAAGCCTGATAATCTTTTAAAATTATCGAAAAAATTACTATTATATGGTTTAGATCTGGACTATAAAAAAGATAATCAAGAATTAAAAAAAATATTATTAACATCTCATATCAAATATAGTTCATACACTCAGTTCGAGATATTTATCGCTATATCTATCTTTTTAACTAAATCATCATGGTATTATCAAGATGAAGATCATGTTTATATTTTATCATAAATCCGGATAATATCTTGGATAATCATATTTGTATAGATTTACTCGATATTTACTTCTTAGTTCATGGATATATACCAAATCATCTTGATATAACTCTCTTCTTCTTTTTCTATTATAGACAGGAACTTTAATCTGATCTAATCCACTATTAATCATCGTATAATATTCATATGTATCAGAACCCGGATAAATCTGTCGACCAAATAATCTTAATATCCTGTTTTGATTATCTTGATGTTCTTCTTCGTGTTCTAATACTAAAGTGCCAAGTTGCGTATAATTATCCGGATATCCTCTAGATGGATAATCTATCATATTTTTTAGATATACTGGAGGTATTTCATGCCTCGGAACTCTTCTAGTCGGATCAGATAACGGATCATAATATTTTTGATAATCATACGATCTAACTGGATCCTCTAATATAACTGGATTTTTTTGATAATTATTATGATCATAATCTGGATCAGTTTTATGATCAGTTTTATGATCAGTCTGATTATTTTGTGCGCGAGTGTTATTCAATAATATGTAACAAACTATTATCATAATTATTAGAATTATTAGTAGAGCATAAATAAGATCTTTAATATTTATGCTAGCATTAATACAATCTACACATTTTTTCATCTTATATTATATATTAATGTTATATAATATAATCAATATAATTATAGGATTAATAATTGGAATTTTTATTGGATATTTATACAAAACAAAAGGTAATAAATATAATCATGGTCCTAATTCAACAAAATTAAGAAAGAAAATATATTATGATGAAAAAACAAATTCATGTTATAAATTCAAGCCGGTCGTTTATATTTGTCCGATTAGTTTATCTATGAAAAATATATGAATAATTTTAATATCGCGATAATATCGAATAATAATATTGATTTAGAAAATTCTAAATTATCTAGAGATGAGTTAAAAAATCTAATAGCTCCACATATTCATTTACAAGAAACTAGTCTAGAAAAGATGATGCAATTAATAGTTAATGTTATTAATTTAACTCCAGATATATTAGGATCAACAGATATCTGTTATCAAGATGATAAACTAGTTTATCAGTTATGCCATTATGAACCAGAAAAAGATAAAATAACAGACACTGATCTAATCAATAAAATCAGTACTCATTTAGTTATCACTAAACCGAATGTATATAATAATACAGTATTGATCTGTTCAAAAATAAATCCAGAAACGAACACATGTGAGCCACAGAGTATCTCTAGTTTAGATGAGATAAGTGATCTATTATACAAAAGACTAGTTCATACTGGAGTTATAATTAAGACATCTGGTGAATATGAGATTAAAGAATTTTGTAATTCACCGATAGAACTGTTGGATAATTTAGATGATTATTCTTATATTGAATTAAATATCATCAGTTTTAATCTACTATTTATCATTAAAAAAACAAATAAAGATAATAATGATATCAATAAAAAAGCGACTAGATTATTAGGTAATAAAAAAGTAAATGGCGATGTTTTAATAACAATGCAATTAGATAACAATAATAGAGATTATGGGTCTTTAGATATAAATATCATCAAAAAATTATTAAAACTATCAAGTAATAAATTAGATTCACGAAAATTAAAAGATTATGAAGAATCAGAAGAACAGATTAATAATCTCCCTGTAGTTAAAAATCCTTATACTATTTTAAGAGATAGATTAAAGAATTATAAAAAAGTTTGTAATTACTGTAATGAACAAGTTAATGTAGGTGAATATTTGACGTGTTCTGGTTGTTATCGGGCGATTTATCATAAAGATTTAGAATGTAATAAGTTAGACTGGGATAAACATAAATTAGAATGTCTTAATAAAGTAGAACCTATTAATTCATAATTTTTTTATAATTTATATTATATATAATATAAATTATGGACGGAACTCCGATACAAGATTTACAAGATATGTATAATAATCAACAACAAGAACAGATGAAACTACAAGCAATGCAATATAATGCAATGCAAAACTTGCAAAACGAACAGAGTGTAAGTGCAACTAGTTCTGCACAACAAGCACAACATAATAATTACTGTAATGTAAATAATCAAGTTAAAATGGAAGATCTAGCTAGAGAGATCAATGATCAATTAACTAATGAAATTCAAGAACTACAAGATACTCAAGATCTACCAGATAATCCAGAAAATTTTAATAATAATAGTAATAAAAATAAATATACTGTTTATCAGTATATCCCTAGATATCTAGTTAATCCGTTGATCATTGTACTAGTTTTTTATATCTTATCTGATAAAAATGTAAAAAAACAGTTAGAAAAATATATACCATATATTAGAGAGGATAGTCCTAATAAACAGTTAGGTGTATTAATCTACGGAGTAATACTAGCGGTTCTTTTTGTACTAGTTCATAAACTAATAAAAAAATTTTAAATAAAAAATCTAAGAGTAATCTTATGACTTTTATTATAAAAATCATATAAATCATTTGTTTTACTAGGATCATCCGATAATTTGAATTTAACCGCAAATTCTTTTATATTTTTATTGATATCTATTTTTTCTGTATAAACTTGATTATTATTCAAGTTTATAATCGCTATATGTTTATCTTGTATGTTATCTAAAAATAAATATAAGTTATCATAAATTGATAATTTGATATCTGTTTCGGATTTATAAGTAGTATTATTCATGTATTCTGGTTGATTAAATCCTAATAATCTCAATACACTAACTCTATCATTGATTATAGTTATATTATTATTACATGATATATTTATCTTGTTTTCATCCAGAGATAATTCAAGATCCGGATTAACTAGTTCGTTGATCTTATTTACTAAATCATTTGTATTATAATATCCAGTAGGAATATTAATAGATATTTCTTGTTCTGGATCTTTAATATATGTAATATACGATTTATTTATATTCGGTGATCTATCTGGTAGTTCTATATTTAATAATTGTACTGATTTAACAAAAATATCCTCTTTTAATTCAACAAGATACTCACTATAATATTTAGGTTCAGTGTATTTATTAGATTCTATCAGTATATCTTGATATGATTTTTTCTCTTGATCTAACTCTATATTTAAGATATTTTTTTTAATATTTTCAAGTAGTTTATCTAACTGTTCATTAGATAGATGTTCTAACAGATTTATATCTATATCTGGTATATTTTCATATTTTGATAATATGTTTCTTTTAAGTTTATTGATATGATTATCGAGTTCAGATGAACTCATAGTATAAATTAAATAATTTTCCCCACCATCCAACCCTTTATAGTTTAAATTATTATTAGGATTATTCATAAGATGCATTTGTTGTAATTGTAAGATGCTCTGGATATCTTGATTGTTATAATTATAATTAGGAGATATCATCGGATTAAAATTATTAGTCTTCGGGATCGGTTGTATATTATTACGATCCAGTTTTAACTTTTCAAAATTACTTATTAAATCTTGATCTTTATCATAGCTCCCATTATTAATCGGATTTATGTTATTCATATTATTCATACCCATGTTCATATTCACATTTGGATTCATATTCATATTTGGATTCATATTCATATTAGGATTCATATTCATATTCATATTAGGATTCATATTCATATTTGGATTAATATTCATATTAGGATTCATATTCATGTTCATGTTCATCTGTTGATTTTGGTTATTCCTTATCCGGTTACCTCTAGAATCTCCGCCATCCAGTGCAAAGTTTATCTCTGGGGGTTTTTCTTTATTTTTTGATCTATAAATATTAGTATCATATGCTAAATTATTAGTATTTGATCTATAGTCATTCTGCATTATATTATTATCAAAATTATTCATTTGATTTACTGATCCTGAATTAAATTCATATCCCATATTATTAAACATATCACTACCATCGCCCATCATATCCGGCATACTCTGCATACTCTGCATTCCCGGCATGCCCTGCATACCCTGCATACCCTGCATCCCATTCATACCTTGCATACCGGGCATTCCCTGCATACCTTGCATTCCTGGCATCCCATTCATACCTGGCATTCCCTGCATACCCTGCATTCCTGACATACCATTATTATTTTGTTTTTGTTCATAACTGGATTGTCTCATCATAACTAACCTTTCTAGATCATCTTTAGATCCAGATCTAGAATAACTATTATCTGGATTGTCATTAAGAGTCATTTTATCGCCGATATCTCCAGTTGCAGTAATATATCCGCCTTTCATATTATTATTAAGAGGAGCAAATTGATCTGATATTCCTGTATTATCGAATCCTTCTTTAAATTTGTTATACTTATCTATAGATATATGTGGAGGTCTATTTTCGACGATATTTTTTCTATTTCCATACATCTCTTTTTCTCTTGATATTTCATACTGAGATATTCTATTAGGATCTCTCTGGATTTTTTGATTATTTTTTTTTCTTAATTCATAATTTTTAACGGATTCTTTAATACTTTTTTTGTTCATATAATCTATAAATTCACGAGCAGACATATCGGGTGGTTTTTTATTTCCGACCTGTTTATAGACTTCTTTCATATTATATAATAAAAATTTTTTGCATTTTATTCTTAATTCTGGTGTTGAATTTATTTTAAGTTCTTTTTCAAGATATCCACATTGTCTATCGATATTTTTTTCAGAAAAGAAAAACTTGTCCATACATAATTAATTTAATTTTTATTATAGACATAAACTCACAAATATTTTTATAAGATAATTTATAATGAACTGTTTTAGTAATAATTTTCCTAACAAAGGAGGATATAATAATAATAATTTTAACAGATCGGATGTTCCGTCTAACTGGATTCAAAATCAAACAATAGGTAATCCGAATGATATGTTTAGACCGAATACAACACAAAATGTTAATTATACTAATTTTGATTTAGCTTTTAAAAAAACAGATCCTTTAATAGAAAAGCCTAGTTATATCAACAAGAACGATGTTTTACATAATAATTTAGGGCTTAGTACTCTAGAAGAAAATATAGTTGAATACAAATTATATATAGATAGTATTGATCGCGATATTAAAGCATATCCGAATCCTTTTAATTTTGTTGTTCATTTAAACAGTATAGCACCTGGTATTATCAGAACGGCAGTTTCAACTAAAAATAATCCCGATGGATTAGAAACGTCATATATGCATTCTACTCCTCAACCCAGTTTAAATACAGAATTAAAGAGAGTAAAATACATTAGATTAGATAGCGTAGTATTGCCACAACATTCATCGATTATTAAAGAACACTCAAGATATATATACGATGTATCAAACAATTTAACTGATGATCGTTTTGTAATTATCGAGATAGATGAATTAAAAGATAGTGATGAAAGAGTATATTGTACTAGCGATAATTCAAAAAATAGACATAATAAAGCGGTTGAACCGTTTGGATTAATATTTCCGGATCGTCGTTTAGGTAATAAATACTATAGTGGATGCCTACATGGATGTAATAAAACATATATTACTTCTGCATTAGGACATATTCAAAGATTAAGTATAAAATTTTATGATAGTTTTGGCGATTTACTAAACCCAAATTATAATAAATATGATTATGATGAATTAGATAAATCAGATATTAGACATCCTCTTAATAAAAATATACAAACTTATCTGGTTTTTATCGTCGGTATAGTTAAACCAGTATTAAATACGAATGTAACTTATTAATAATTATATAATTTTCTATTGTAAATTATATAATTATGAACACTAGTTCTTTTTTTATAATTATTCTTGTAATCGCATTAATAACTGTTACTTGTACTTTATTAGTTGTATATTATAAATTAGATGAATATAAAAAAGATAAAGAAGTTATGTTGAATAATCGAGAGATATCATTAGAAAATAGAGAAAAAATAATTGCTCAAAATGAAAATTTTATCAATAAATTAAAAGAATGCGAGAGAGTTAATAATAATATAAAAAAAATATTAAACAGTTATGTCGATGCTGAAAATACACAAGAGGCCGAGAGTTAATTAAACTTCTTTTCAACCGCCATAAAAATCGCAGTTATAATACCTGTAGTAATAGTTTTATAATCGCCACTATTATTCTTTATTCGTTCTTTTAATCTTTTTCTATTAATTGGATCATTCGGATTTTTTATATATAATTCTGTATCTTTGTATAGCTGAGTATCAAATATACGATCACCGTCACTAAAATATATTGGTAATACATATTTATAGGCAAATTCTAAAAGTGGTACAGAATTTGTTATCTTTTTTACTATCTTCGACATTAAATTAACTATTGTATTTTCTGGAATTTTTTGACGATATAAACTATCACAACATAAACATGTATCTAAAAAATCTTTTACTACATTCTGAGCTTGTCTTAGAGGTATTTTACCTTCTCTAATATATTTATTTATCTTATCATTTATTTCTAATAAATTCATTGCTCGATTATTACATGTTCGTGACCCTTCTCTAATTGCATGACAATCAGAACCAGATCTTTTACTTGATAAAAATCCACCTAATTTAATATAATTGTAATAATCTAGATCTTGTTGATATACTAGTTTATAATCTGGATTTTCTTTTGATAATCTTTCTAAATTTCTAATATATTTATCAACTACCTCTGGATTATTATTCTTGATATATTTTTTTCTAATATCTCTACTAGGTATATTATTATTCATATATATTATATGATAGATAATATATGTTTTGATTTTCTAATTATAGTAATTATCATCCACATTTATGGAGTAATATTATACGCATTAAATATGAATAAAGATGATGATATATTAATTAAGATCAGATCACCGATTTTAGGAGATTTTCTAAACGGATGGTGTATAACTCATTTTATATTTTTTACTTATATAGGATATAAATATCCAGATTATTTAGTATTTTCAATGGTTGCCGGTGGATCATGGGAGGTTTATGAATATTTTTTAAGTAAAATATTTCCTAGATTATTTCCTAATATTGCTAATAAGATAGATCAAAATATGTCTAGTTGGTGTTATGGTTCTTATGAAGATATTATTATGAATTATTTAGGATTTACTTTTGGACAATATTTGAATAAAGTATTATAAAATAATCTATAATTATAAATTATTTTATTATTCATGTATAATCGGTATAGGTATTCGATAATAAATAATATAAGTATTTTTATCTAATTTTAGTGGCACTCCTTCATCATCATATCCAACTCTACCAACTGGATAATGCATCACTTTATCATAAACAATTCCACTCTTTTCATAATACCAGAACTCTTCACTTTTAGAATAATTTTTAGATTCATCATCTGGTTTAGATAATAAATAAACTGCATTAATCTTCATGACTTTTATCTTCATACTCATCGCATTTGTACTATTTGATCCGTTATTATTTTTTATATCATCTAATAAATATTGTTTGTAAGCTGGTCCTATATTTTCATCGAATAAAGATTTTTCTTCAAACTGAAAACATTTATACTTTTCATTTACCATATTATCATTTTGATTTAAAACACAATCAACTGATACTTCTTTCATAGCATCCAAAAAAGATTGTATTAATCCTTCTTTACTGCGAGCTAAATCCTCTATATGCTGATCAGTTGTCCAAGAGTCTGTATTAGATTTAACTGATTTATATCTATATACATCTACATGACGTTCTTTAACTGGTAGATTTTTATGAGAACAGTAACGGATACCTCTACCAATCATCTGCTGGATTCTTACTTCATTCCAATAAGGTTCCATAATATGAACTTGTCTAACATTTTCTAGAGAGAGGCCTTCTGATCCTGCTGGAGAGACTAACATAATCTTAATATGATCCCCATATTTATTATTAATTTCATTAAATGCTTTCATTGCTGCGCGCCTATCTTCTAATTCTTTAATACCACCATGATATTCAGTGTAGCCTATTTTTCCTGCTACAAGTTTTTTATCTTTCATCCAACTATAATAATTAAAATATGATAGATATATCTTAAATAGTTCAAGTCCTTCCATCTGGACATAGTTAGAATAGACTAGGACCGGACCTTTTGATAAAGATATATTAAAGATGATATTCAACATTTTTGCTGAACTATTTAACATAGCTTCAAATAATGATGATTTTTTTACAGAGTTATATCTAAACTCTCTAAATGAACAGTTAAGACTAATAAAATTCTTAACATCATCCATTATAGTATGATTTATTTTTTGATCTTGATCTTGATGTTTATCTAAGAATTCAATAAACTCTCTAATGTAAGTAGTAAGTGCATTTCGATATTCATTAATATTAGTAACAAACTCTTGTTCTTTATTTACTATTAATTTGTTAGTTTCTAACTTACCAGTTTCAAGTTTTTCGGCATCTCTCATCGTAATCCTAAATTTACTAGGTCTAGGTCTATTCTCTCCAGTTACTCTCTGTGATATATTAGGAAAAACAAAATTACTAACCTGTCTAGTATAAGATTTATATACTTTAGAATTAGTCCCTCTCTTCTCCATATTTTTTTCAATCTCCTCATAATAATCATAAATCTCCTCTTGATATTTGCTCATCTCTACATCAACATAATCTACAGTTTTACTAGCCACATACTCTTTAGTACTACCATAATAATATGATACTAGACCCATTATTCTTCGTTGAAACATATTGATTGTATTCGGATTGATTGTTTGATATGTTGTATCTGATACAAAATACTGATTAAACTCACTTTCGCTTTTAGTAAATATTCCTGGTCTGAGTAAATTAAATAATAATGCAAGTTCAAAAGGTTTATTGATAGCTGGTGTTCCGGACAATAAGATAACACGAGTATCTATATTATCTGTTTTATCTTGAATGATATGATCATAAATAGTTAATGCACGCTTACCTTCTCCTGTATTGATATTACTAGCTACATTCCTAATAAAATTATGAACCTCCTCAATAATATATATTGATTTTTTTGAACTATCTGAATTTTTTATAGTTGTCATAAACTGTTTATCTGCAACTGGTGAGTCATAATTAATGAACATGATATTTTTGTATCTGTATTCAAATTCATCTTTTTTTAACCATTTTTGTATTTCATCTAACCAAGTGCCTTTTAATGCATGTTTAATTAAAACATATACGTTCCACCCAGGTGTATAATTATATAAAACGTTATAAATATTGATAGCTGTGCCAGTTTTACCAGATCCTAAACCGTGATATAATAAGATATCACGATATGGACTGTTAAAATCCATATATTTACTGACGAACTGCTGATATTTATGTAGTTCTCTCTCTGTTTCTGGAATATTACATTTATCTGTTAGTTCAGATGTTTGTAGTCTTTCTGGTAGTTTATACTGTTTAAAATTAGCTAATATCCATGTTGGGAATAATTTACCATTTATTTTTAAATCTACATAATTTAGGTTCATAATTATAATAATATTATATATAATATTATTATAATTTTTTTACTGATCTTGATCTGATAACTCTTCGATAGAGTCAGTATCTTCATCACATTCTTCTTTAGTATTTATTTCGCCAAATTTAATTAATGCTTCTTTAGCTGCTTCTTGTTCGGCTCTTTTTTTAGATGATCCGATACCGGTGCCTACAATGCATCCATCTTCATGTTTTTTATATCTTCTTTTTACATAAACAGTATATTGTTTATTATTATCTGGTCCATTAACAGATAATATACCGTAGATAGGATCTGCCCATTTTTTTTTATGACAGTACTGAGATAACAACGCTTTATAGTTAGTCTCGTTACATAATAAATCCGCTAGATTTATATGATTTTCTATTAAATAAATTATTAAAGATCGGCATGCATTTAGTCCATCTGGACTATCTAAATGTAACGCACCTATGAAAGCTTCAAATGTATCTTCTAAAATACTTAAATTATTAGTCCGTCCATCATTTTTTTCAATGTATCTGGATATGATAATATAATCAGATAATTTAATTATTTTACAAAAAGTAGCGAGAGTTTCACTACTTTCTATCTTTGTTCTAAGTTTAGTCATAAAACCCTCATCTTCTTGATCATAACGATTATAAAAATATTCTGCAAGAATATAATGGATAATTGAATCTCCTAAAAATTCTAACCTCTCATACGATTTATCTTTTAAAGGGATTGTCTTCTGGATTAATTTATAGGGGATTGGATTAAGATCTAAATTAGTAACTGTTGATGATCTGGATTTCCAGTATTCAGGTGGATGTTTAATATAAGATTTATGAACTGTAGATTGGATAAATATATCTATGTTTTTCACTTGATAATCTATGTTTCTGGATGATAACATATTTTCGATGAATTTTTTAGTGATATACTTGTTTTTTTCGTTAAGTATATATAGATCATAATTAATATCCTGCATGATTAGTTATAATTATAATATACTAGTTATATCATAAATAATATTAATATCAATTTTTTTAGTATGTAAAAAAATTGATATTAATATATATTCTTATAAGTTCATTATATCAGTGTATAATCATGAATCAAGAATATAACAAGATTATAAATAAATACAAAATGGCTGATGTTTTCGGTCAGTTTAAATTTATAACTAAAGAGGCTAGTAACTTGAATGTTAATTTTTTGATTCAGTTATATAGTTTAGTTAATCGACCACAGAGTGTTATAAACATTAATCAAAAAATTTTAGATATAGATAAAAGTATAATATTAGAGTCAGGTATATATGAATGTAGTATATTGTATTGTATTACTAATTTTTATGATGTAGATATGTTCCCGGCTGTTTATGCTGATAAACTTGATAATTTAATATATGACATTGATCAATATAATATAGATAATTTTCATGATTTACAAAAGATAGCTTTTTTAGATCCACATGTTTTAAAACCGAGTAATTGGGAGGAGTTATTGAAAAAGAGAGAATTGAAGGAGTATAAAAAAAATAATATGGCTGCTACTGATCTGTACAAGTGTTATCAGTGTAATGAAAGAAAATGTCAAATTAGACAAGCACAGACTAGATCGGCAGATGAACCAATGACTGTTTTTGTGACTTGTTTAGTATGTGGCAATACTTTTACTAAAAATTAATTTTGCTTTAGATAAAAATTTAATTTAATTAAATTAAATTTTTTAATAGATAATCAACTAAATAAAAATTCCCTAAATTTATTAATCTCTCCATCAGGAGTATGAACACTATTTAAATCATTAAAATTATTACCTAACAATAAAAATATGATAAAAAATAAAGAATAAACTCCACACTCGCTATTTTCATACTGATGTCTAAAACTATTATAATCAATTATACAATTATTATTACCTAGTACATCTTTTATAAACCTTCCAAGTTTTCTTATATATTTTTGTATTAACTGAGGTGGTCTTATTCCGTATGAATCAAAATAGTATATACAACCGGCCTTTAAATCTGCATAACAAGCCACCCAGTGAGATCCGCTCTGATTATGTTTATCGAGATTAAATATAATTCCTAATTTATAAATATTCATATCATACAATTTTTTTAAATTATCGTAATTATTAGTTATCTCTTGAATAAATTTACATCTTGGATCTATTTTTCCTACTTTTTCATCATCAAAATCTATAGGGACAGCGCCTAAAAATATAAAATCATTATGTTTTTTACTTTCTCCATAATTCATGTTAATACCACCTTTTAATAATTTTAAATTAGGACTATTATTAGTATATTGACCCATCACTTCCTCTATATTTAAAGTATTTAACCATTTATTTCCAGTTTTAGGTCCTTCTGGTCTAAAAGTATCATTTACTAATTCTACCAACACTTTTTTATCTATCTTTTCAATAAAATCTTGATTCAATAAACATTGTTGATCATAATTACAAACCTTTTCGAATCTTTTATTCAACTCAGTTATCAAATATTTTTTATACTCTTTAGAATTACTTGCTTCTGCTCCTCTAGATAATTTTATCATATTTTCTGGATAAGTCTGATTATATGCATCTACTATGTATTTTATCTGATTTAAAGTAAAACACGATATATTATCTTTTTCTACTCCAGGAGCACATTTTTTATTATTATCTGTAATTCTGGCTAATACTCGTTTTTCACCAACTACTTTAATCGGTGGGAGTTCCTTAGATATATCAGGGTTATGAACTTGAAATCCTCCTTTAGTACTTTTAATTTTCATATTATTTTTCTTGATTTATATAATAATATAGATCAAAAAAAACTAATAACTAGTTCAAATAAAACTAAATTCATCCAGATTTAATTCACTGGATTCATTATCATTAAAATTATTATTTTCTAATTCTTCTTTAATATTTTCTATAATATTTTGATAATCTGGATTAGTATAATCACATAACTTTTCAATTATATCCATAATAATTTTATTTTTTTTAACTTCACTCTTAATATTACATGAATCTAGATATTTCTTAAATAAATCCAATTGTTCTTTATTATTTCTTAAAAATCGAACATACCCCCACATTTTCTTAAATATAATTAGTTTATCATTAAACCAATCTCTATCTCTCATCACAGTAACATTAAATGAATCTTCTAATCTCCAATAAATTACTTTATCAAATACATAATTTTCATATTTTTTATTCGTACTAATATCACCTATAGTTTGAGCGATCCAAATATCACAGTCATAAGGTGACATTTCTATTTTAGGCGGATAGATAAAAATAGCACTATCATAAACAACATCTAGATATTTACCATTCATAATATCTGTCATTTTATTCTTAGGTACTAACTGTATTAAACAACCTTTTTCGTATTTATACTTTTTAGATAAAAAATATTCAGTAGGGTTAGTATCTGCTATAAATTCATCGCGATCTTTGTATTCTCTTAAGATACATTGCCAAAAATCACATTCTTCCAAATCACAACATTCTAACTGTAATTGCACTTGAACCCAGTAATATATCGGACAGATATCCCCGCAAATATTTCCAGTTTTATTAATTTTTCGGACAAAAGGACACTTAATCTCCAACATTCTACCGACATATTTAGATCTATGTATTCCATCATGCTTATAATTATTACAGATACCATCTGGGCTAGCTCCTAAAAAAGAGTATGTAGGATGCATCATTAATCCAAATTCTTCAACAGTAACATTCATCCGATATGCATATATCATCGTCGCTATCTCCTCTAATTTTTTACCATGATAACAAAACTCATTAGAATTAAATGGAGCACCGATACACTTCTTAATTATAAATTTATATGGTGGTTCATACTTATTAACATCTAAAACACATCCACCATCACTAGCAGTGATAGCACCATCGCGCATCGCAAACCATTCTTTACTACGTTGTTCTGGTAGTTTAATATTTCTTAGTTTTTTAAACTGATCAGATCTTTTAAAATGAATAAAATCCCATTCGTCATCATTCTGGATATCATGGATATTTTGAGTTCCATATGGACCAAAATCAGGACTAGTCTTCTTAATAATTACTAAATCTTTTTGAACTGGATATTCGAATTCATCATCTATATTATCAAATTCATCTTTTAGATCTAATTCACTCAGATCAGTACATGTTTGATCTATATTTATAATATTTTTTAACATACCTAGATATTTTTCTCTATTTTGTTGAGTATTTCTTTTTAGTCCAAAATAATATTTATTATTCTTCCTATGTAAATAGATATATTCCGACATACATGTTACTACAATAATCTCAGACAAACCAGTATCTTCTAGAATATCAGTTATTAATTTATTCAATTCAGTCATGAAAAACTGTTGATTGTTATATTTATCTTTTAAAATCCCCCTAACTATATCCATATCTAATTAAGTATATATATAAATATATACTAATTAATCTTTATATATAGGATTTTATTGATGGATATTAGTATAGTTATTGCAGGTAATGTTGATGCGGGAAAATCAACATTTATCGGTGTTTTAAGTACAGACACTTTAGATAACGGTAATGGATCTGCTCGTGAAACGGTGGCTAGACATAAACACGAGATAGAATCAGGTAAAACATCTGATATATCTGTAAGAACTATAAAAAATGATAGTAATAATATTATCCTAGTTGATCTGTGCGGTCATCAAAAATATCTAAAAACAACACTTTACGGCATAACTGGATATTTTCCGGATTATGGTGTTCTAGTTATTTCTGCTAATCAAGGTATCTTAAAGATGACCAGAGAGCATCTCGGGATATTTTTGTATTTGAACATTCCATTTATAATTATTATTACTAGGATTGATCTAGTAAAAGATAATCCGGATATCTATAATAAGACAACTGATTCGATTAGAAAGATTTTAAAATCATATAGAAGATCTCCTAGATTTATTAACTCGATAAAAGATTTAGATCTGACTGAAAGAGAGCAAATAACCAAGAAAGATGAAGATATAAATGAATTAGAAAGTTTAACTGATATGATTGATCATAATCATAATATTATACCAGTCATTACTATATCTAATAAGACTGGATATTATATCGATGTTATAAAAAAATTTATTCTAAATTTAAAGTCTCGTAATGTTTGGAGTTATCAACCTGTTTTTATAAATAGATCTGTATTTTATATTGATGGTAAGTTTTCTCCTAAAGGAGTTGGATTAGTAGTTAGTGGATTATTAAGAGGCGATAGTATTAAAGTAGGTGATGAAATGTTGTTAGGACCAGTTGGTAAAAATTTTATTCCGATTAAAATATGGTCTATTCATGACAACTGTAAAAATGTAATTCAAGAACTAAAAAATAAAACTCGTGGTTGTATCGCGTTTAGAGTAACTGACAAGAAGATTACTTTCAATATAAATATGATTCATAAAGGTATGATAATTACTACTAAGTCTAATTCAAGTCTAGATAATCTGTGTTATGAATTTACAGCAAAGATAACAATATTGAATCATTCCACTACTATTAGAAACAGATACTCGCCCGTTATACATTGTGGCACTGTTAGACAGACTGCACAGTTAAGTATAGATCAAGAAAAACATCTTAAATTAGGGGATGAAGCGTTAGTTAATTTTAGATTTACAGTAAATCCAGAGTTTATGGAGGTAGGTACTCATCTTTTTTTTAGGGAGGGTTCAACTAGAGGAGTAGGTGAGGTTATCAGTGTATTATCTGTTAGAGATGATCCAAATCAAAGACCAGCATGTCAAAATATTAGAAAGAATAAGTATTAGAATATGATAGATTTATAATATTCTAATGTTTATTTTTATAATTATTATTTTACTATTTCAATTAATTTGATATAAGTGATCATTCTCATCCGACAACAGTATCTGATAACTTGTAAATCGTCTAAAACTTGCATTTTTTTAATATTTTTTTCTTCGTCAGATAATTTTTTATCCGCACATATCTTTTTAATAGCTTCTTCATAAGGTATCTGTTTATCCGCTAATACAGTTTTACAGGTAGGACATCTAAAATATAACATATTTGTTAGTAATAATTATAATATATTTAACTATAAATATATTATAAATTAAAAATCAATTTTTTTATGGACATCAACGAAGATCAAAGTATTCCAAGAAACGATTTACACAGAACAGTAGATGGCAAATATATCTATCAGATAGATAAAGATAGGGAGGAGGTAGATAAGTTCAATCGAGAGTTTGATCAATATAAAATTCGGCGAGATCAGACGATGAAACAAGAGTTAGAAGATAAACTAGCAGAATTAAACAAACCAAATCCGCCAACTCCGTTATATGAAAAATCAGTAGGTGAGATAGTAATATCAACAAAAGACACTATATTAAATATGTTAGATGATATTATTAAATTTAATTATGATAACTTTTTTACTAAAGATAATCGGTTATTCTACATAGGACTAATAATTATCATGATCAGTTTAATTATATCGTTCATTGTGTTTTTTAATCATGAAGAAAAAGAACGCGAAAATACATACAGATTAATAATTACTAACAATGATCAATAGGCGCATATCCAGTATAATCATGATCTTTACTGAGTATATTTGATTTCAATAACAATATATCGGATATGTGAGGATATTGGATATTATACAAAGAATATACTGAGTAAGTCCTATAAATATTAGGTTTAGTATTTCTAATGAATTTTTTAAACTGAGATGGAGTAAGTATATACTCTCTGGCATCTATAACATCATTATCAGAATTGATAAAAAATTTACGAATATGATATCCGTTTAATTTTTTATTGAAGAATATGGCAACTTGATAATAATAACTGATATTTTGTTCTGGTTTATAAGGAACAGGTGGATTATTAGTATCTACAAACTTATATTTAATCATAATAATATTAGGAGAGATTTTAATATAACTCATAATTATCTTTTGAATTATATTCGGCGGGTCCTGTTAATATGATAGAAGTATAAACATCTCGACCATGAGTGATTAATCTCTCCTGACATTTATCATACAGATCATTTAAATAATTTGTTAATAGAGTTTCAAGTCTTTTGTGAGATCTGTTAAATTTATCTGTTAGATTTGAATCATCCGGTAAATTATAAATAATCGCATGAAAACTATTTACTGATTTATTTTTTTGATCTACCGCTATTTTATAATAATCATTACAGTATTTATTACCGGTCATAATTATCTTGTATGTTTTAAAAAAATCATCTAAATGATAGATACACTCTGTATATACTTGAGGACTATATCTGTAAAAATCCTGAACTGAATAGAAAAAATCTATAAGATCTAACTTATCTTTAAATTGATCTGGTTGTGGAGTAATATTATTTATTTGATTCGCTATAACTTCTTTTTTGATATTATCTTTTGATTGTGATTCTTGATGTAAATATACTATAACTATAATTGAAAAGAAAAGAGCGATGACTATATTTAACTGGATATTTTTACTCCTAAATATGAAGATAAAGAGCAAAGTAATCATAATATATTTGATGATCG